GGAAAATCGAGAGGTTGTTAGGTCCGTTCTCGTGGCCTGAGGTCTTCCAGTACTGTTACTGGGGTCGTGGCGCTACAACCCGGCTCTCACGAGCCGAGCGTGACGTGTATTACAAGTTCAGCGGTTTACCGCACGTAACGCACGACTTGTTTCCCATAGCGCAGAAGATGGTGATGTCGGTGCCTGGATGGCGCCCATCTCACCTCGAATGCGTACTAGGGAACAAGGTAACCACTGTTCCGAAGAACGCTAAGACGGACCGTGTCATCGCTATCGAACCTGAGCTGAACTTAATCATCCAGCTTGGGATCGGGAGGATGCTACGGAAACGACTTAACAGAGTAGGACTCCTCTTGCCGGACTCCCAGGCACATAATGCCAAAGGGGCCTTTGAGGGGAGCGTGACAGGTCGGTGGGCAACTATCGATCTGTCAATGGCAAGCGATACGGTCTCTTTCGAGATCGTTCGATCACTCCTACCTGCCAGATGGTTTGAGGCTCTTGAGCAGAGCCGCTCTCCAAATGGAGTTCTTCCTTCTGGTGAACGCGTTGTTTACCAGAAGTTCTCATCCATGGGAAATGGGTACAACTTCGAGTTAGAGACCCTGATTTTCTGGGCTATCTGCTCGGCCGTACTCGATACTCATGGGTGGAAGGGCCGTCAACCACTCGTCTATGGGGACGATATTATTGTCCCCACAGAGTATGTGGGCCATATCCTGGAGGCTATTCGACTTATCGGGTTCATCCCGAATGAGAAGAAGACGCACTACAGTGGCCCTTTCCGCGAAAGTTGTGGTAAACACTACTTTAGCGGGGTTGACGTTACTCCTATCTACGTCAAAGATCCGGTTGATTGTATCAACCGGCGGTATTGGCTCGCTAACTCTATCAAAAGGTGGAGTCGGATGGCGTACGGACTCGATGGTACTTACCAGTCAGTTTATGACCAGGTCGTATCACCGATTCCTCAGCAGCTCCGATTTCCGATCCCTGATGGGGTGGGCGATGGTGGACTCGTCATTGATTTCGACGAAGCCACTCCTCCTCGTGCGCGTCCAAAAGACGGGTACGAGGGTTACCGGTACCGATTTGTGACTGAGGTAACACCTCAGAAACGGTTCTCTGACGAGGCTTACTTGCTCAAGATGTTGTATACACTTGATGCTCGCGGGCCTGTTGATAGTGAGGCAGTCCCCGGTCTTGTAATTGCACCTCGGCAAAAACCGAAGTACAAGATAAGGAACGGGATCGCTGCACAGTGGTCGCACTTCGGGCCTTGGATTCGTTAGAATCCCGGCTTGAGCGTGT